ACTGCCGGTTCGTCACAGCATACATCAAAGTAGGAGATAAGGAGGAATAATGGAAACACTGGAAGAGATCATCGGCCAGTATGACAGAGCAGAATATGACGCAGACTGCCGGAGGATAGCGGAACTAATCAAGTCCGGAGTCCCGATCAAGTTCACGAAGTATGCCAATGGATCAGATAAAACTATCCAAACGGAGATAAATGCGAAGGTGGTCGGCAGAATCAAACCTGCTCCCGTCGAAAATGTACAGGAAGCGCCAACATCAACTGAGATCGCCTCACCTATATATAAGGAAGAGGAAACACTGTCTATCGAGCCCGTAACGATCTCTGAGCAGATCGAAGCCGCCAGCTTGAATCTGGAGCCGGAGAGCAAGGAACTGCTCAGTTGCATGGTCGAGGCTCAACTCCACTCCCAGTTCTGCGAGACGGTGCTGAATCGCCTGGCAGAGACGGAAGCTAAGCTGGAAGAGTGGAAGCTGATCGCCAAGGAGTACAATGAAGGGCTCCTGGTGCCCGAGTTGAAAACGATCAAGGGACTTCGCCAGGAACGCACTCTGAGGTTATGGGTGGAGAAGTACACCGAAAGCAACCGGGATATGTTCGCCTTGATCCACAAGAGCAAGAACCAGCTCCGAGGCCGCAAGGTTACCTATCTGGAACAGCACTTCCTGATGAAGCTGCTGCTCTCGCCTCAGAAGATCAAGATCGGCTCTGCCATCGTGACCCTCAAGAGCTATGCCAGGTTGGGTTCTTTGGAATCTCCCAGTTCAATACCGACCCTGAGACGCTGGTGCGAAGACTACATGCGGAACAATCCTGCCGTCTGGACTCAGGCAAGGCAAGGCAGCAAGGCAGTGGCGGAAGAGATCGTCAAGACCATCAAACGGGATAATGAGCTACTGAAAGTGGGTCAGGTCTGGGTAGCCGATGGTCATACCCTCGCCTTCGACATCGTCAATCCCAAGACCGGGAAAGCCCAACGCATGACCATGATCATGGTCTTTGACTGGGCAAGCCGCTATCCGGTAGGAGCGGCACTCGCCTATACCGAGGACAGCCAACACATCCAGATCGCCTTCAGAAATGCCATCCTCAACTGGGGTGGGGTTCCCAAGTACGTTTATCTCGATAACGGCAAAGCCTTCAGATCAAAGCTGTTCAATGAGAAGTGGCAGGATCATGACCTCACCAGTGACCTGGCGGGTATCTTCCCCAGGCTGGGCATCGAAGTGGCCTTCGCAGAAAGCTACAATGCCAAAGCCAAGATCATCGAACGGTTCTTCAAGACCTTCCAGGAGCAGTTCGAACGCTTCATCAGCAGCTTCCGGGGAGCATCGGTGGCCGATAAACCTGCCACGCTGATGCGCAACGAGAAGTGGGCAAAGAAGTTGTATGAAGCTAATCCTCCCACTCTGGAAGAGGCCATGCAGATGATCGGGTTCTATATCCGTAAGATGTATGGCGAGACTCCTCACAGCGGACTGGGCGGTAAGACCCCCTGGTCGGTGTATAGCGCAGTCAAGCCGCCAGCGGAACGCAAAATCGAAGCCAAGCGGCTCAACTTCCTGATGATGACCGAGAAACGCAAGACCCTGCGGAATAACGGCATCGTTCTCAACAAGCTGATGTACTGGGATACGAAGCTGATGGAACACATCGGCAAGGAAGTCATTATCCGCTACGATATGGCAGATCTGCGCTGGATCGTGGTCTATGACCTGCAAGACAACTTCATCTGCCAAGCCGAGGTTCGCAGGTCGCAGAATCCCTTCGTACATCTCGATAAGAGCAATCCCATCTCCCAAGCCGAGTTGAACAAGGAAACCCGGGAGATCAAACGCTACCACAAACAGATCGAGAGGCGCACCAAACTCACCGTCCGTCATAGCTCGGATGTAGTCGAGAACCTGGTCAGGCCGCTGCTGATGTCTACTGCGAACCCCACCTTCATTCAACCGCCAATGCTGGAAGCTCCCCTGCCGGGTCCTGAGCAGGAGATAGCCAGGCTGGAACAGATAGTTATCCACGAGCAGAATCCGGTGGTTCAAGAAGTTCCGGAACCGCTGGAAGAGATGGCGAAGCTGGAAGCGGAAATAATCCAGGAGCAGACCAAAGACGATAGTGATAACCAGGCTAAGCATCCAAGCTCGGATATCAGCCTGAAAGAGATGTTGAACCGGATCGGAGTAGAGAGGAAATAATCATGGAACAAGGAAAACTCATCCAAACCGTCAATGTGACCAGAGCCCAACAGTGCATCGACTTCCTGCTCACCCGACCCAAGCAGGAGATCGTCGGGTTGGGCATGCTTTATGGCAAACCGGGACTGGGCAAGACCACCTTCGCTACCAGAACGGCCTTCCGCAATGGTTATACTTACCTGCGCCTGGAAGCCACTTCCACTCCCAAGACCTTCGCCAAAGAACTGCTAAGCAGCTTATACCGTAACTATGGCTATGGCGATTACATCCCGCATGGATCGACCAACACGCTGTTCAAGCAGTGTGTTCAAGTCCTGTGTGAACAGCAGGACGCGGTGGTCATCATCGATGAGATCGACTATGCCTTCCGCTATTACGAACTGCTAGGTTCGATCCGGGACTTGGCTGACGAGACTCTGGCAGTAATCCTGCTGATCGGGATGCAGGAAGCCAAGGATAAGCTATCCCGTATCGATTCCCATTACTTTGACCGCTGCAACTACTTCTACGAATTCCAAGATAATACCAAGGAGGATATTATGAAAGTCACCAAGAAAGTGATGACCGATCCGGTCGATAAGACCACCACAGACTTTGTCTGGAACTACAGCAAGGGCAACCTGCGGCAGGCCATGAAGGTCATGCATATGCTGGAAACCCGCACTGACAAAGAAACCCCCTTATCTGAGCTGGTACTGCGGGAGGCCTTATGACACAGCAAGACCTAGTACGCCGCTTCATGCTCCAGTTCCGACGTCCCTTCAACCAGAAACTGGTCTGCGAGATGACGGACGCTCCCCTGGATATCGTCAACGAGGTGATGCGCACGATGCTCGCCGAAGGCAACATCAAGTGTATCTGCCAAGATCAAGAGATCTATGTCTATGCCCATCGCTACGACTTCAAGCTGGTTAACACGCACTCGCAGAAGTTGGACTTCAGCAAGATGGAGTGCGGGAGACTGCTTAAAGTTATCGCCAGTCAGAAAATACGCAGCATCCGGCACCTCGCTTCGATCTACGGACGCAGCAGGCAGTGGATATACCTCTATCTGGAAGCGATGGCCTCGGTTAAGGTGATCGGCATCGATCAGAGCGGATACTGCGTATTAGAACCCCAGAAAATCCCCATGGTGGGATCGATTGTGATCAAAGGCATCCTGGGCGAACTGCGCAGCAAGGCCGGGATGCCACCCAAGCCAAGAGCGCCGTATCAAACTAAGAAGCGCATGGATCAACACTCACAGCAAGCACTGTAAGATCAGCCAATCGGGGGCATTCTATGGATAAGGAACTGAGAGAACGCAAACTACGCCAACAAATCCACGCCATCCGGGTTAAGAAATTCCACTGGCCGATGGACGCATTCAAGTTCATCATGAACGGCATGGGCTACGGCGATTCGCTCAGAGCCCTATCCGAGGACAAGCTGCTCGAGTTCAAGGCCATCATGTTGAAGTATCGCAGACATGGCCGACCTCTCGAATACAACTACGATAAGCAGGGCAAGTACATGCATGCCCTGATGAAACAGGCAGGCTGGACCGAGTCCCAGCTGCGGGCATTCATGATAAGTCACTTTTCTAAAAGCCACTGGAACCTGCTCAATAAGAACGAGCGCAGAGCGGTCATCGCCATGTTCCAGTCCTATATCAAGAAACAAGAGATCAATGCACAATCAAATATACAAAGCGATCCTAAGGAGGATTCAAATGAGTAAAGCGAGCAAGCCAGTCAAAGAACGCACCTTAACCGATGCTCAAGGTAGGGAAATCCCTGTGAAGGTGCTGCACACCGAAATAGTGGAAAAGGACGCCGCAGTCAAGAAAGCGATGGACTGCGCCATCAAACTGCAAGAACGTATTATTTCCGACAAACAGAAGCTGATCCAGACCATCGAGAAGTATCTGAATGACGCGGCTCGCAGGAATAACCTCGAATGGAAGGGAAACGCCCTGCTCATCAGCTTCGATGAGAAGTACCGGGTCGAGATGCGCTTCCGGGAGAAGATTCAGTTCGGCATTGAGTTGCAACTCGCCAAGCAGAAGATAGACGAGTGCATCAAAGCCTGGTCAGCTGATTCCAATGACAACCTTAAAGCAATCATCAACGAAGCATTCCAAGTAGATAAGCGAGGGCAATTGGCACGTTATCGCATTTTCGCTCTCCGCAGATACAAGATCAAGGACCCGGTATGGAAGGAAGCGATGGAGCTTATCGATAAAGCCATTCTGGTCACTTCCACCAAGCAGTACATCTCTTTCGCAGTGAGAGACGAGGCTGGTAACTACAACCGAATCGTGCTGAACTTCAGTGCCCTGTAGATACTGTCTCATGGTAGCCCATCCTGATTTGATCAAAGCAAGGGAGATTGAAACATGGCATCCATAGAAACGACAACAGCAGAGGAGCCAATGAAAGTATTCGACGTCAATCGCAATTACCGACCGGACGAAGTAGCCACCGCTCTCCGAGTGAGTAGGAAAACCGTCTATCGTTGGATTAGAGACATTGCCAACCCTCTGCGAGCATTTCGCACAACTGAAAACGGACAGCTGCGCTGCTCCGGAAAAGACCTTAACCAATATGTCCTCAAGAACCAGGTCAAACCCGAGTATGAGTAACTCCATTGAGTTCCGCATCAAGCGGGATAACTGCAAAGAAGCCTATCTGAACGGCAAAACCGAACCCACTGAGTTGGCGGTGATCTTCGGAGTATCCGATATCACCGTCCGCAAGTGGATCAAGTCAGGTAAGTGGGACGAGATGTTCAAGGAAGAGCGTAAGCTTGACCATGAGATCAACTTGGCTCGCAAGAAGGCTCTCATCCAAGCACTACGTGAGTATGCCAAGAATCCTGCCGATACCGCTCTGCAGAGCCTGGTCTCACTCATCAAGCAGAATCAGAAGGACGCGGTGCCATCAAAGGAGCTCAATGACTACATTGTTCGTTTCCTTGATCAGGTGACCGACTTCATGATTGAAAGAGGTCACGAGACCCAGCTTAAGCAGTTCCAAAGCATCGTGATAGACCTGGCCGAGTACTTGAGGATCAGAAATGGATAGATATACAGCCACGGACATGGTTGCCTCCAAACACACCTACATACCCATCCTGCCTACCCTCCAACGAGTGGAGCTGCTTCCTCCTGCTCCACGACATCCTGCCTGCCTGACAGCGGAGCCGATCCCCTCGGCTCCGCTGATCCTTCCGGAAACCGGTTATGCCTAAGAAGTTCATTCAGCGGCATAACAAGGCTCTGACGGAGATCGCATCCAAAACGATCTCCGTCTTGCCTTTTATAGACGATAATCCTGAAGCCAAGACCGAAAGGATCAGGAGAACCACCGGAGAGGGTTGGGATGCCTTCTCGTTCTTCTGCCATACCTATTTCCCGCATATCTTCCCACTACCTTTTTGCCCAGCACATGAGACTATGTTCGATGAGACTGATAAGGGCTCAGGCATCATCGCCATCACTGGTTTTCGTGGGCTGGGCAAAACGGTTCTCATGGGAGTGGTCTATCCGATCTGGATGATCATCAAAGGTGAACGATACGTCATTCATACAGCCGCAGACGTAGATCTGGCACAGGAGCGTACAGCCTTTACTGTACATGAGCTGCAGAACAATAAGCGGCTCACAATGGACTATCCGGAGCTGCAACCTGTGGATGCCTTTGATCTGGACTTCTATCTCAAGAACAAAGCCAGGATCAGAGCCAGAAGCATCAAGCAGAGTCATAGAGGGACTATCAATCCCAAGACTGCCAAGCGACCCGGAATGATCGTCTGTGATGACATCGATAAAGAAGAGAATATGGGTAACCAGTCCATCGGTAAGAGACGCATGGAGAAGATTACCCAGGAACTTGCCGGAGCTCTCTCACCGGAGGGAAATGGCAAGATCGTCTGGCTCGGTAACCTGGTACATCCAAATTACTCCATTTGCCAATTTCAGGAACTCATATTAGGCGAAATGCGGGCCGATAATCCAGATTTGGACTTGGGATACCAATCGGTTCTGAAAACGCACCAGAAAGCGATTTTGCGCTTCTCTCTCGAAGATCAGCATGGTAAGTCCACTTGGGAGGCTCAATACCCCACAGCAACTCTGCCAAACCTGCGAGCCAAGTTCGGACATACCGGTTATCAAAGAGAGATGCTTGGGCAGCCGGTAATCGAAGGTAACATCTTCAAGAACCACTGGTTCACCAAGTATAGATCTCTACCTGAGCCATCCCAGATGAAGCGGGTCTGGCTCTATGCCGATCCTGCCTGGGGTGAGAAGGGCTGTTACAAGGCTGTTATCTCCATTGGCTACGATGGTAGCCGCTTCTACGTAATCCATGTTTGGATACGTCAGACTGAGAACACAAAATTCTTCAGATATTACTATGATGCTTATCAGGAGTTGGATCGCACCTACCGGGTAAAAGCTAGGGCAGCCTGTGAGACTACTTATGGTCAGGCACGTATCCTAGCAGACTTTGATCGGTGGGCTACCGATAATCATCTGCCACCAATATCGCACCGAATCAAGCGCATCGATAACAAGGATAACAAAAACCTGCGCATCGAGAGAACCGAGACGATCATCGAGACTGCCAAGGTGCTCTTTCCAGAGGGTCAAGACACACCAACCCTAATCTCCCAGTTCCTCACTTATCCTGATGGCTATATCGATGGCTGTGACGCTCTGGCAGGCTGTCTGGAGCGGTTCTCTGAATACGATATTGGCAGGAACAGAGTCAAAGTTAGGAGATTTTCCTTCTAATGAACTACTATGATCAGCTCATGCTTGAGTACTACCGGGTCCTCAATAATGCATGGAAAACCGAAATCAGAGATGCGACCCGACTTGCCATCCAGATGATGAGTGGCATGCCACGTGCCGAGAAGATCAACCAGAACTCTTTAGATAAGCTTATGAGCATCATTAATACCCAGTTGGGAGATGATTTCGCAGCACTGGTCAATGAGCCCACCAAAGCGATCATAGACCGCTGTGTGCGGCTTGGACTGAGAGACACTCAAGTGCAAGCACCTACCAAGACCAGCATCGGACTCTGGGGTATTGAAGATCAGCATCTATCCTCCACCATCCAGAAGCAACAGCTGTTCTGGATAGGCAACCACTTTGAAGCCGATGTTAGGCAGAACTTCGCAGATACGCTCACCAAAGCAATCGAGCAAGGTTATACCAAAGAGATGCTTGCTGATACTCTTAAAGACCAGTTCAATGACCTCGCCAATCGCTCATCCCAATATTGGCAGGGACTGGCAGAGCATACAGCTCTCAGAGTACGAGAATTCGGAAGGCTACAAGGCTACAAGAAAGCGAAAGCCAAATACTACAAGCTGGTGGTGATCTTGGATGACCGCACCAGTGACATCTGCCGGGCACTCGCAGCCCAGGATAAGGCCTATCCCCTGAACGATGCAATCGAGGTTATGGACAATCTCATGGCTCTGGATACCAAGTCCAACAGCCTGGATGACGCCAGGGATTACATCAAAGCATTGGCACCTTGGATCAAGGACGATCAGATCGAATATGACTCAGACATGAACCCGGTAGGCGTCTCCGGAGTACATAGCCCGTTTCCACCATTTCATTGGAAGTGTAGGACTAGCACTAGCATTCTTTGATGTTACTTTACACTCCCTGCGTGATCTTGATTGATTGCAGGCTTAATAAAATCTATTTGGAGTTGCTCTGATCTAGGAGATAGGTCTATACCCGGTATATCGTTATATCTTTCTGATATTCTTTCTCTCAAGTTAAACAATCTTCGATTGGCTGTGTCTATCAGCTGTGAGTAGGTAGTGACAGAGATTATACCCTTATTCGAAATCTCTATTGGTGATTCGACTCCGTGACCTATGGTATCACCAACAACAAAAGCAAAAATAAACGGCATATCAATAAGATCAGGACAAGTAGTAAAATCTTCAACATAATTCTGTGCCTGGTTCCGTTCTTCTCTGGTTATACAAAAGCCTCCTCGCTTCAACTCAATAATCAATACACGTTGAAGTCGAAGTAGATTTTGTTTAGAATCAAAACTATTCGTTCCAGTTAATGATAGTGTTGAATTTTCAAGGATGACAATGTCTGGTCTTTTTTTGTGGTTAACAAACGATTTTTTTGATACTTTAGTTTTGAATATCCGCAAAGCTGCAGTTTGAAGTTGTTTATTTGATACATACTCAGGAGAATCAAATTCCGGTCCGAACAACCATCTCGCCTCAGTAATTAGGGGATGTAATGTATGCAGTTCGTCTATACTTGAATCTGATGAAAGTTTGCCAATTGCATCGATTACTGATATTCGCCTATCAATTTCATCAAGCACACACAAAGCGTCCTTGATGTTCCATGTTGATAACAATCTGTTTAACCCATCCACATCATCTTCTGATAGTTGTCCAATTTTTGTCAGAAGTTCTTTGCCGTTTCTTGAACTTTCAAGCTTGATTATCGTATCTACTGCAATAGCGTAAGTTTCAAATTTTGCCATAGGATAATCATTTGATATTTTCTCGATTGCTTCATCTACTTCCCATTTCCCTAATGGTGATAAGCACTTAAAATCTTCAAGAAACTCTGTTTTAATCTGCCCTTTAGTTTCTTCAATGTTATCGCAAACAATGGTTCTAACCATAGATTCAACATATCCTTCAACCGATTTATACACCAAGTCCATGATTGTATGTTTTTTAAAGCCAGTCCAATCATCTAAAATGTAATCAGCTAAATCATTCGATTTCACTATGCATGTATATCGTTTTGCTATCCTAGTTCTACCATCCATTAAGGATTTGTTTCCAATTTCCCATGAAGGCTCACCTACAAGTCTGTTTTGAATCCAAAAAGCTACACCTTGGTAAATAGTACTCCTTGCAGCTTTGGTTGTATCAATAAAGTTACACTCAATATCAACACCATCAATCACATTGATATTCTTTGTGTCTAATAATCCTGTGTGTTCCTCAAGTGGAACATTGTGCCCATTGATAAATACATGAAAGGATGGATCGTGCAGAAATCTCGATGATATGACTTTAAGCACTTGATCTGCATCGGGAAGATTCCTCTTCACATAAACAGATAAAGAAGTTCCATGACCATCTTCATCTGTAATGGATTGTTCTGTAACTACTAATGGTTTATCCTGGATATGGGTGCTGACAACGTAACGTGAGACTTTTCCATCTGTCTTTGTAACAACTATGTATTCATTATTGAAACACAACAAACCATGTCTACCAATTCCATTTTTCCCATATGCTAATCGATTTGCTGTAATGCTATTAGGAAAAATTACTTTGGGCCCCTGGTGTTTTATTCTGTTATATCCAAGTCGCATCCATCTTTGGCTAAACTGCTGAGGCGTGAGTCCACAGCCATCATCTTCAACAATCAGTTCTTTATCAAGCTCACTGGGAATTGTGATAAAAACGTTGTATGCTCCCGCATCCCAAGCATTAGCAACTAGTTCTGTCAGGGCAACATATGCGTCATTCACAACTCCACCGAGAGAGCGCAATAAATAATCTTCCTCGAATATGGAAGATTGTACATAGTTCTCTATGCTCATATTTCCTCTTTAATACTAGTTTTTGTGATCACAATGTCACCCACATTCTTCCTATCTCTTCCTGAATAGTAACTCCCAACCATACTATATAAATCCGCTTTTATCTCAAGTGTTGTTGAACCGATATGCATATGCATCGTATCCAATGAAGCCGGTGAAGGGGTGTTTAGATACCCATAAGTAACTGTGGTGCAATGAGGATTGCTAGTTATGACTGATGCTGTTTGGCTATATGAAGTTGATGTATCAGTCTCTAAAACGACCAGTAGTTCTGTCCAGTTCTGATAAATTGATATCGTGATCTTTTTCTCAGACTGATAATTATCATATGAGGATTTTATATGCCCATACCACTTTCCCGATATTACAGGGACCTTGACTAATCTGATCTTCTGTAACAAACTCCATTTCCAAAGCCATTCGTTAAATATTAGATAAAGGAAGCCAAAGACACCAAAAACAGAAGGAGCTGATACCCAGTAAGACAATGAGAGTTGTTTCCTTTCGAGGTAGAAATATATGCCGTAACAGATAACAACGCTTATGATTGCCAGCCAAAAAAGAACGATTTTTCGCTCATTAGAATCTGTAGCATATGGGTGCTTTTTAGCTCCAATCATTCCAAAACCCTATTGCTTCATTGATGAATTTCTTTGCATCGGTTAGGTTCCATTGAGTATTACCAGTTCCGAACAAGTCATAAAGGTCATGCTGGCATCTAAACTCCTCTAAAAGACCATTATTTCTGGATTTTCCTAAGTAATCAAGTATGTTGTACGTAGTACTATTATAATTCGTCCCAAACAGGTTGTTAGGTACGTTATATAGCAAACACTCGATGAAGTAAGATGGGGCATCTTTTTTTGTAATAGCTTTACTATCAACAAGATTATTACGTATGTTCTTAAAAATTCTGATAGCAGGTTTATACCACGAATTAGTGTTTTGATGTTTTGAGACCCCATTTTTATAATGATGAGTTGGATAATTGACTATTTGAATGCCATCTGTTGTCCAAAGAGTAATTCCTTCAAAATAACTCGAAAGGTCATTTGTGTAGAATCTATACTCAGCGCAAACAACGACATCACAATTCAAGGTACTCGTTGGCTTAACAACTTGTATCGCTTTGCTCTTTTCTTTAACCTTCCGATCATCGTAATAATCAAATAAAGCAGATAGTATGTCTTTCTTGAAATCTGAAAACTGGTAACTTGCAGTAGTTAATCCCAGTTGTTTCTTCTGATCAGGCGTTAGATTGTTATAAAAAGTAGATGTTAAAGATACGACAAGATCAACATCCATGTCTCCATAGATATTTGTATCATTTTTATACGAACCTTGTAAGTATTTATCGTAGAAAATCCCCTCAGGAAATTTGAAGGAATCGATCGCATTCCTTACAGATTCATGGGTTTGCTTTGCCGTAACTTGTGCACCAATATGTGACCATGTTTCTAATTGACTTTCTGAGATTGACATGTAACCTCCAAACTTAGTTTATTATAGAGTTTATCATGGTTAAACACTTCGCCCATTTCCCCATATTTTCCCAAGCTTCATTCACATCAGACAGCTTGACCTCAACATGGGCTACACGAGTATTTCTAAACTCATTCACCTCAGTAAGCAGATTGTACAACTCACCCATCTTTGACCCTGTGTATGCTTTCTCGACATCCTTCCATACCCCATTTGCTCCAAATCCACCTTTTTGTGCATATTCTAAGCAGAAAAGTAGCGTTCCAAGTTTCATTATTGGGCGTGCAAAAACTAAATTGTCCCTAAGATATCTTCCAAACTTATCCAAGACGTTCCTTTTCCTATCATATACATTAGATAAATCAGGCATAAAATAAGCATCTCTCCAGGATATGTCTGTTGGTATTCTGCTCTGTAATCCGCTCACTAACAATCTCATAGCATAGTCATCAAGATTGAAGAGTAATGGCTGAAAAGCATGAGCATAGTCAGTCATTTTGGTTTTTTCAGCGTGATCAAGTATTAGCAAAGCTTGTCTTATACTGTCTTTAATGTCCTCAGGAACACTTTCAACTGCTCCTATTCTTTTGAGTTTATCGAATAATGGATCGCTAAGGTCATTGGTATCTACAGCATCAAAATCTATATAAATCTGTTCTGAGACGCCTTCTTTAATCAAGTTCTGCAAAGAGGGCTCACAAGCCCGGGCAAGTTCTTCAAGAGAATTTGCAGTGCTTTGCTGAAATAGATGATATGGAATGTATAAGTAATGCCACTTTACTTTACCTTTTGAAGCAGATTTACACCATTCTATAGCTGCCTTAGCTTTGAGAGCTACCAAATTATCTTCTCTGCCCTTTAATTCACATAGGTAAACATCACCAGATTTTACTCTTACAAAGAAATCGGGTATATAAAGAGCTCTATGCTTATCTGGTTTCAAATAATCAATTGTCAGCTTTTGAGGACCTGCATTCTTTGCAAAAGCGTCCACATCATCCAATCTATCACATTCAAAAGCGAATTCCTGTTCAAAGCTGCTATCGCATGGCACTAAGTTGAACATAGTACGGCTTGCGGTAACCGCTGGACGCTTCTCTGTGCTTGTCGCTTGGTATGGCTTCCAATGTGAAAGCCTTGTCTCAGTACTGCTTCTTTTTCGATCCTGTTTGATGGTCTTTTTATCCATTATCAGAGGGGTAAACACTGCAATAATATGTTCTTTTACATCAGTATCCTGCATTCGATGATCCACTTCACCGGAGAATAAATCCACTTCTCTTTCAAAAAGAAGCTTAGCGATAAAGTCCTGTATCAAAGGCAATAGGACCGATTGATAATCTGTCAGTTTACAAGCTCTGGCAAGCATC